TCTGGAATAAAGTCGGCTGGTGGGTGATCTGTATACATATCTGCAAGATCAACTGCACCGCCATCATCGTAATTACTCATCGTTCTTTAATCCATAACGAGGATCGCTCTTATTAAGAGCGGTCACAACTACTGGTAATACTGCAGCGAGTCCTGCTGCCAACCATGATTTCAAATCTGTAGCAGACACAGCAAAAAGGTCTGCTCCGTCTGCAATGAATAGGCCAAGGACTACGGTTACAAAAGAAACGACGTAGGAGCGTACTGCTCTTCCAGGGTCTGTATTATTAATCCAATTCCACATTTTTTACCTCCAATTTAAGTATACATCATTTATTTCTTTGTTACTACATTAGTAATGGAAATAGGTTTATTGTTTTCAGTCTTGCAAAAGAAGAGAACTATTGAGTCTCTTATTCCCTTTTTTACTGGATACACTTCGTGTGGATACTCATGGTTTCCTCTAAAAATTACAAGATCTCCAATTTTATTACTTAATCGTAATTTCTGATTAGGAAAAGATAGTTCTCCGCCAATGTAGTCTTTATTGCTTTCACCTAAATATAGTAAAGCAGAATATTCTTGTGGCTCATGTGTTCCGTTTATTCCAGTTGGATCACCATTTAAATCTGTAGAATCAGAATGAAGTTCTTGATATCCACCTGGCAATATAATGTGATAGCAGAAATGGAAAAGGTCTAACTTCTCTCCAAAAAAATTTTCTACTTTATTTTTAATTTTCAAAATAGTATTTTTTAATAATGTATCAACTTCTTCAAAGTCTCCGCTTGAAAAAAATCCTGTTTCAAAAAATTTTGAAGCATCTATTCCATTAGCAAACCCTAGATCGGCGTAATATATATTAGGTGTATTCTTGTCTTCAATAACGATTGATCTTAATGTATTTTTTAATATATTACAACTATCCGAATCTAAAAAATTATTTATAACAGTTAATTCTTTATCTATCAATTTATATCTACTACTTCACATCCAGTATCAGCACTACATGCTAATTCTTGAGAACCCTTAGTGCCGTCCTCTGTTTCATAAAACACCATGTCAGACCATCGAATATCCTTTGGCATTTTTGCAAGTAGCGACTCATATTCTTCCTTTGTAGCATCCTGATATGGTGCTTGCTTATAGGTATGGTCAGAATATGGTAGGAATGAAATTCCAGAAACTTCATCAAAGTTCTTCCAGACCCATGCCCCTACATCCATCCACTCATCTTCTTTAACTGAAACAGTAATAGATGGCTTATGCTCACACCATGCACGCTGATAAGTTAGCCAAATATCTAGATGCTCTACTGCTGTAAGGTCATTACGCAAAACTGCGTCCTTAGGTGCCTTGATTGGAAATGAAAATACTGTTGTATCGTTTGGCTTCATCACATCATCTTCTGCTGGCACACCAGAATCAACAAGAAACTTGGTTAGTGGATCTTTTTTATCTCCGCGAACAGTCCTAATGTAATAATCATTATGCCATGGATGCATTCCAGAAGATACACCAGTTAACTGAGATACCGTTCCAGAAGGCTTTACACATGTAATGGCTGCAGAAGGGTTAATTCCTAGTACCTTTGCTTCTTCAGAATTAACCTTTACTGCATACTCTCTAAGATTATTTAATACCTGAGATAGTTTATCTAATCCCGATTGTCCTGACATTAACTTGTTTCCAAATTGTCCAGTTATTGATACTCCAAGTAGTCTTTCTTCTTCAGTATTGTCTTTCCATATCTTTCTAAGATACTTAAAGTTAGTTAATGTTGACTGCCATGTACCTAGAATGGTAGCAAGTTCTACCTTACGCATAAGTGTTTTTTCTGTATCGTTCTCACGCACTACAACTTCTGATAGATTGCAGAACTGATACGGACGTAAAATAATTTCAGAACATGGATTTGTACCATATCTAATTTCTGGATCTCTACGACCGTACTTTGCAGCCTGCCCCTGAGCGGCGGCTACATTGTAGATGCCACGTTCGCCAGACTTACTTTCATAAAGATTCTTCCACTCTGACATAAAATCAGACATGCTTGGACGACCTGAGTAAGCCACAGAGTTATTTGAAAGAGCGCGTTGTGAGTTATACTCCCACCATGCTCCATGCTTTGCACGGGCCATATCATGATCATTAAGATCAGAAAGTGAAATCATAGCAGAACGACGAACACCGCCAACTACAACAACCTCTCCAATTTTACACATAATATCGTGTGCCTCTAATGGCCTTAGCCTTCTTCCTGCTGCACCCTTAATAATATTTACACAGAAGTCAAATAGTTGAACCAATGGTTCTGGTCCAGATGCGCGACCTCCGAAAGTCTTAAGTCTTGCCCCTGCTGGCCTTACCTTAGAAACGTCCCATGTGGGAACCTGTCCTTGCCACAAGAGAGCAAGTAGTTCTCTGAGTGCTTTTGCCCATCCAGACTTAGAATCTTCAACGACAATAGTTGTGTTTGTTTTTTCAAAATGCTCGTTAACGGTAGGAAGTTTATCTACATAAACACTCTCTACAGAGAATCCAACGCCCGTGCCACACATAAGAATATACATAGCCTCGTCAAACGATCTAAGACTATCTACTGGTAAAAATGAGCAGTTATATCCTGCAACATTATCTCTTTCTAGTGCTGCTCCAGAAGTCATAATTGCTCGCATTGAAGGCATGATATTTCTATTGAAAACAGCCTCTCTTATTTCTGAAACAAGATCCTCAGAAGGCTCATATCCGCATTCTTCTCTCAAATGCGTACGCATAAAGGTGAAGTATCTATCAACGGTTTCACCCCAAGTTTCGCGGCGGTTATCGTCAGAAAGCCATCTAGCATAACGGCTTAAAGCGATAAAGTTTTCATAGTGGTTATCAATACCTTGTGACATGTTTTCTCCTTGATCCCATATATGGGAAATAAAATTAAGATAATTACTATAGTATCATTCTGTCGTTCATGAAGCGCGACTTTTAAGAATTTTTTTAATTCTTTTTTCTGTGGGTTCAGTCACACGATCCCAGTCATAATCCATGTGTACCTTAAAAGAATTTTTATAGGCAATTTTTGAATATTTATCATAGTTATCAACTAAATTAGACATTGAATTGATTAAGTCTGATATATCTACATTATATATTTTGCCAGGATGTAACATAGGATATTCGCTAGTGGTTAATGTAGAATTTAATGGATTTGTTATGTACTCTTTATAATCTGCCCAATCGTATGTTGATATTGTTGGCATACCTGTGGCAAGAGATTGCAGCGGCATAAATCCAAAGCCCTCACCCATCGTTGGGTATACCATGGCATTTGATCTATGATATAGGTGTATCATCTGTTCATGACTAAGATAGTCATCGATTATTTTTATATTTTTATAGTTAGAGTCTGGACTTCCCAGTATTGAGCCATCTGGTGCATATACCCTAGTTGTATTTATTGAAGATACTTTAAGTATTAATTGAAAAGAATCGTCATTTCCGAACAACTGAGTAAAGGCATCTACAACAAGTTGTCCATTCTTTCTAACCTGTGGCTCTCCTATATGGAGGAATCTAAATACATCAGATCTATTTCTTTTTAATGGAGACCAATCCATAGTTATACCGTGTTTATAGACAAATATATCCTCTCTCCCCGTAGTATTTTTAAATACGTCTGCCGTCCATTGTGATGTAGCCCATAATTCATCAACAGATAACATTGGATCAATCCAGCCATCCTTTAATTCTGTGGATTCCCAGGCCGTGTATCCAATTCTGTATTGTCCTGGATAAAACTTATAATCCGTTGGGAATCCCATAGATATTCCAATTGGACAGTTATCAGAATCTATTTCTGAAGAGATATTGGCCCTCTCAAAAGCGTTTATTATCTCATAGGACGCATGTCCATAACCCATAATATCGTGGTAGCCCTGTACCATTTTTTTCATATTTTCAGCAGCAGTAGTAAAAGAAACGTCACCCATCGAAAAAGTATAGCATTGTGTACTTAATGAGTCCATGTGGCGGGAATCACATAATAATATTCGCCATATGCTAAGATCATATGTACAATTGCAATATATAAAGAAAGAAACAATATTATGGATATAAAAATATTTAGCAAATATTATCAATATAGTTTAAAAGATAAAGTAATACCGATTCGATGCAGCATTGATCAGGATCATCCTATTCTAGTACCCAATCTTGAATTAGACGATGAGTACAATGAAAAAATATACTTGTACTGCCTTGATTGCAATTTTAAGATTTATCCAGGACTAGAATTATATAACAATATTGAGTTTGTTTTAGAAGAATTGGAAATTGATGAAGAAGATTGATGTTTTGAATCTAGGCTATGTAGGTCTAGTTTCAACTATGGGAAATGATTTAGAAGTTGCTAATGCTGCTAGAGTTTCCTTTGATAAAAGAAGTGAATTAGATATGACTGGTCTTTTGAAAAGTAAAGATAAGAAACTAATTGACTTCCTTTGGAAAGAAGAACATACTTCTCCCTTCAGACATTGCGTTCTTTCTTTTGAAATTTACGCGCCACTTATGGTAGCACGCCAACATTGGAAGTATGCAGTTGCCTCCACATTCGTAGATGATCAGAACGGATGGAATGAGTCGTCACGCAGATACATCACAGAGGAACCCGCATTCTATATCCCCACGGCGGAAGACTGGAGAAGTGCCCCTGAGAACTCTAAGCAGGGATCAGGAGAGCCAATTAATTACGGTCTAGGGATAGAACTCACGATGAGATTATTTAACACAATTGAGGCCGCAGAAAAGGAATACCAGAACGCCCTAGAGATGGGTGTATGTGCAGAACAGGCTAGATTGTTCCTTCCTGCATATGGCATGTATGTGCGATACAGGTGGACAACATCACTTCATGGAGTTATGCACTTCCTTCAGCAGAGATTAGCCCACGACGCACAGAAAGAAATAACAGATTATGCTCTTGCAATGAAGTCGCTCGCAGAAGAAGCATTTCCTTATTCATTGAGTCTTGTCACATGAGAGCCTGGATAGAAAATGATGACGACATTACCCCATATGTCGAAATCGATGTATATGAGGGCGGGGAAATGGTAGAAGCGACGGGATTTCAGATGAAGCCATTACCATGGCGCATAGAGTTTGATACTGATGATATACATGATGCTATCATTATAGAAGACGATGAGGAGCAAGATGACTGACGAACAGTTTGAAATTGTTCAAGAGTTATTATCAGCAATATACATTCAATTAGCACGCAATTACGATATGTTGTGTATTAGTACAAGTAATCAAGAGAAGATGCTTGAAATGTACAATAGACACAAAGAAGGAAAGGTCTTTGCTCCCGCCCCCGCTTTGATTATGGATGAAGATGAGTAGTAACGATATTCAATTTATTCTTTTATTTTTAGCATCTGCGGTGTGCTTTGTCATTGCGATGACTTGGAAAAAATAATGACAAGAAACTTCCCTAAGATAATATGGCAAACTCACAAATGGGATTATCAAGATCTTCCAGAAATTTATCAAAAAACAACAAAAACCTGGCAAGTAATGAACCCTGATTGGGAATATCGCTATATCCCTAATAGGGATATGAGATCTTATTTAGAGAAATTTAATTCTCCCGAACTTCTCAATCGTTTCGATGATAATTATGATCACCCAATGGGTCAATCTGACATATGGAGAGAAGTAGTTATTTATGAGTATGGAGGAATATGGGCAGACCTAGACTCCGCCTGCCTTTTTCCTATTGATAGAGTTATAGAAAAACATGAAGATAAAGAAATGATATGTATGCCCCCCATTTCAAAGTTTTGCCTTGAGTTAGATGAAAAAAATAATTACATACCGATAAGCACTATGCAGCATTTAGATAAAATAAATAATAACGAAGAATGTACAAATTGGATATCTAATGCTGTATTTTTAGGTAAAAAGCATAATAAAATTTCTAAAGAAATTTTTGAATCCATAGTAAATAAATGGACTTTTCAAGGACACTCTTTTATGGATATTAGATCAGA